GTTCCTAAGCCGAAACGCTCCGCGAAGTATTACCGGGACAACCCGGAAGCACGACGTAAGAAAGCGGAGTACGACACAAAGTTCCAGTCGAAGCCGTCTCAGAAGAAGGCGAAACGGGAACGCTCTAAGTTCCGTCGTGAGAAGGGCGTGATGGGTAAGGGCGGCAAGGATGCGTCGCATACACGATCCGGTGGGATGGTGTTGGAGAACGCATCGAAGAACCGTGCCCGTAACAGGGGGAAGAAATGAGCGAGGCTGTGTACGAGTGCGTGCGGTGCGGTGCCATCGTTGTCGGTGGCCGTAAATGCTCCGCGTGTGGCGGCAAACTTATTCCGTACGAGCCGTTCTGATGGGCGAAGTGTACGACGAAGAAGACGAAACATGGCCGATTGTGGTGTGCCAATGGCGTGACGCTGCATCGGGTGGAGAAGGTGGCTGGGTAGATACCGCTACCTACGCACCTGAGGAAACCCATGTGCTAACGGTCGGCTGGGTGTGGCCTCAATGCTTAGAAGGTCACCTGACGATTGTGTCGTCCGTTATCGGCATACCAAACAACCCTGACACCGTCGGTGAGATCACTCACATCCCGTTAGAGAACGTCTGCTCGGTGTACTCGCTGGCAGCTCACCTGCCGGTCAACTGGTTTGACGAGAATTTTTGACTTGACACGCTGTCACACCCTCCTGTAATACTGTAGCCAACCCGCTACACAGGAGGAACTGATGGGTGCAACCTTTATCAAACCGCCGCACGGCAGCATGGAATGGCTGATGGTGCGTCACCGGGACGACACCGGCTGGCCGGTCGTGTCCGCATCAGACGCGGCAGCAGTCCACGGCGAGCATCGTTTCAAAACGAAGTACGGTCTCGGCATCGACAAGCTGGCCGACGAACCAACGGTCACCGAAACGAACCGTGCGATGGAACGCGGCAACCGCCTAGAAGCCACCTTGTTGAACTGGGTTGGTGACGAAATCGGCGAACGAGTGTTCAACCCCGACCGCATGTACGTCTTCCAAGAACGAGGCGCGTCAATGGTCGCCACCCTCGACGGGTACATCGGCGACAACCAGTTCCTGCCCGACGCCATCGTAGAAATCAAAACCTACTCCGGTGTGTTCGACCCTGACGGCGACTACGGCGACGGATACGGCCCCCTGCCGGCCTACTGGCATTGGCAAGGCGTACAGCAGTCAATCTGTTGTGACACAGACGAAGTGATCTGGGGCGTGTTTGACAGCACCCTTGATCTGAAGATCTACCGCCAGTATGTCACCGAGGTAGATCGTGGACGGCATATCGCAGCGGTCGCAGATTTCTGTCGGAACATCGCTGTTGGGTTCCTCCCTGACGATTGGCAGGCGAACTACAACGACTTCGCGTCGGCACCTGTCAGCGAACATGTCGCCGATCTGACTGGCCTGTCATCGTTGGTCGCCCAGTTGCGCGAGGTGCAGGCAGAGAAACGTGAACTCAACGAACGTGAGGACGAGCTGAAAGCCGGTTTGGCAGCAGCGATGGATGGTGCTACCGTTGGCACCGTAGACGGCCAGGAGGTGGTCACATGGAGGCAACAATCGCGAGTCTCCTTCGACGCGAAGCGATTCGCCTCGGAGCATCCCGATCTACACAAGCAATATCAGACAAGCAGCACCTACCGGGTGATGCGAACGAAAGCGGTGAGGTAACAACCATGATGACTGAACACACACAAGACAAACTGGCAACCATCTTTGACAAGTACGGGTCACCTGACCCGAAGTACATCGAACATCTGCCGAAGGGTGGCACAACGCTGGACTTCATCGGTCATGCGCGTATCACGCAATGGCTGTTGGAGATCGACCCGCTGTGGACAATCGAGCCAGTCGCGTTTGATGAAGGCGGTCTGCCCGCCCGCGTGAAGCACGGCAACATGGTGCAAGCAGGGTTCTGGATGACTTTGTGCGGTCACCGCCGGTACTGTGTCGGCTCTGTAGAGGATCGCAAAGCAGACATCGGTAAAGAACTGATCTCCGATGGTATCCGCAACGGGGCCATGCGTTTTGGATTAGCCACAACATTATGGTCGAAGCTTCCTCTGGGCGAAGACCCTGTGCAGCCCGCACCCGCCAAGAAGACAGCGAAGAAGACAGCAGCGAAGAAGACCGCTGCACCAGCACCCGAGGTGTCCGACGACGAACTTGTCGATCCGGCCACCATCGGCAAATTCAAGGCAGCGTGTGACCTCAACGGTCTGTCACAAGATGAGGTCGCCCAACACGCTGGCGTGAACCTCAACCGAGTCACCCTCGGCGACATGGATGCCCTCCGTGCGTCGTTCAAAACCCTGAAGGAGAAACTGTCATGAACAACATCACCGTCACAGGCAACGTGGGGCGCGACCCCGAACTGAAGTACAGCAACAACGGTATGGCGATCCTGAAGTTCAGCGTTGCGGACACCCGCAACAAGGGCGACGAGAAGGTCACGCAATGGTGGAACATCGTCTGCTTCAAAGAGCTTGCAGAGAACGTCGCGGCGTCGATTGGTAAGGGCACCCGTGTCCAGGTGATCGGCAAGGTGCAACGCGAGAAGTACGAAGACAAGGAAGGTGCCGAGCGTGAGCGCATCGAGATCCTTGCTGACGATGTTGGTATCTCGTTGCGTTGGGAACCTGCCGGTGAGTCCGCTCCTGTGCGGGGTGAGCCTGTTCTGCGTGGCGCGCTCATCGTGACAGACCCGAGCGAGGAGCCATTCTGAGCGATGGGCAAAGACACCAAAGAATGGCATTGCGCCGTCTGCGGGCAACGACTCACAACCCACCGCAAAATCATCGGTAAACCCGTACACACCTGCGCGGCACGACCGGGGAAACGCCGATGGGAACTTGACGAGGTGACCCATGTCTAAAAACAAAGCCAAAGGCACCGCTTTCGAGACAGACATCGTGCGTTACCTGCGCGAGTTCGGATTCCCACATGCGGAACGCCGTGCCCTCGCAGGTGTCCACGACCTCGGCGACATCACCGGCACACCAGGACTCGTCTGGGAATGTAAAAACCATCAGACTCTGAAACTGTCCGAATGGCTCACCGAAACAGAGGTAGAACGGTACAACGCGGGAGCCGACTACGGAATCCTTGTAGCGAAACGGCGTGGTAAAAGCTACCCCGGCGAACAGTATGCGATAATGACACTCAGTTCATTAGTCCAACTGTTAGTCGAGGCCGGCTATGGCGTACCGTGAAACCTATTACCCTGCTGGTGAGCATGGCTTCCATGTTTACCGTGGGTTGCGGTCAGGCTACGACGATCCCCTCATCGGCACCTGTGTGGACGCTCCCCGCGACGGAAACAACCACGACTACCTTTGCCCCACCTGTGGACGTTACAAACCCTGTAAGCATCATTGTCCCAAGTGCGGTCGCAGAGTCCCCTGCGTCTTCCACAACTAGCACGACGACGATCCCCGGTATCGACGATGCGCGATACCCGAGGCTGCTCACCCTCGCACACCAGATCGGCTGGCCTGCCGAATGGCTCCCCACACTTGACACCATCATCCACGGCGAATCTAGAGGCATCTCCGGACTCAACGGGTCAGGCGGGCTAGGTATCACGCAGGTCGAATGGGTGATCTGGGGTGACCTCGCCAACGACCTCGGCCACAGCCGTGCCGACGTGAGAGACAACAACGCAGCCAATTTGGAGGTGGCACTCGCCATCGCCTACATTGCGTTAGACCACTACGACCATTGGTGCCAACCTTGGTACCCATCACTTGGAAACTACAGGAACTACTGTTGAACGACCATCAAGTAACTCTGCCCTCTGCCCCTGAATACAGCGAAAAAGATCAAGAGTGGCGCACCCGTGCAGCCTGCAAAGGTATGGACACCGACCTGTTCTTCCCCGAAAGAGGCGAAAACCTGAAGGTGAAGAAAGCCAAAGAGATATGCGCCGGTTGCCCAGTACAAACCGAATGTCTTGCTTATGCCCTGCAATGGTCAGATAATCAGATGCTTGGGATCTGGGGAGGCACCTCATGGAAAACCCGACGCTCCATGCCATCTGACCCCAACGCCTTCAGGAACACCTGGTCTCGATACTGATGAACTGGTATGACGACGCCGACTGCAAAGACTTAGACACCGACTTGTTTTTCCCGTTGCGTGCAGGTTCATACGTCGATGCTTACAAGATATGCAACGGTGTTGTGCGAGGCAAATCGGCTTGTCCGGTGCGTGCCGACTGTT